ACATCGTCACCACCTTTGTATAAGTCTTCAAATTTTTGAAAAGGTGTTCTGAAAAATTGTTTTAGTTTACTTCTTTCTGTTGCTTTAAACTGAGGGTTTTGTCTGGTTGCAGTTACTTCATCACCACCTGCGGCAACTCTAGCTGCGTATTGAGCTTGATCTTGTCTATCATAACCCATACCTTTTCGTAAGTTGTCTTGTATCTCTCTAAGTTGAGCCGAACTACCAATAACACCTCTTTCTTGTAACTCTGTTAGAAAATCTAACACTTCATTATTCATCTTCATGCTGTCAAAAGTTTTACCACCCAATTTAAGTTCTTTGTCAATTATGTCTCTTAAAACAACATTGACTGATGTGCCCAGACTTGCACCTTTACCAAAGTTACCGTTTGCTAAAGCAAACATGGCAGCAGATGTTACGTTTCTAACTTGAGTAATTGGAGATAAAATTGTTTTTGCATATTGAGAATATCCCTTTAACTTCATCATGGGTTGATAAAGATATCTGAGTAACATTGGGAAAGCATCACCGTCTGCCCATACTTTAGAAGACATGTTGTTGTACATAGCTCTTGGTATGGCATAACCAAACATACTTCCAAAAACACTTTGAATAGGCGAAGCCATTGGATCTGTAGCTTTTAAACCTGCGGTGTCTATAGTTCTACCTAAAATTTCAAACCCTGGATTTTGACCTTGCCAATTTTGAACTGCTTTTCCAATAGTTTCAGCATCTAACTGGCTTACTGATTTTAAATCTTCTACGTTTTCAATTGATTTTGGTAATAATTCTGGATCATTTTTTACCATATTTAAAATTTCGTCATCCATTTTAAAAAATAGTTGTTTTTCTTGAATTATTTCGCCTGTCTTTGGATCTCTAACATTGTTGGCTACATTCTCTGCATTTCTTGCTATAGTCGCTGCAATACTTTCATCTGCACTTTGTTTAAAAACACTTAACATTTTATCAGATGCAATGAAGTTGGAAAGTTCCGATACTGTAGCAACGTATGCTTCTCTAGGATCTCTTATCTCTCCTAAAATTAATCGTTGAACTTCAGTTTCAACTTTTCTTTTTGCTAATAAGCTGGTGTCTAATCTAACATTAAATATTCTACCAGTGGCACCAGAACTAACTCTGGCTCCTCTTTCTTTGTTTATTCTAAGATAAGTATCAACGTATCTTTTTGCTTGTCTTTCTGTTAGTTTAGCAGTTCCACTCATCAACTGATTCATTTGAGCTTCATCAATTGGAACATCTGTATTTTTTAAAATACCTTTTACATGACCATAATTTATACCTTCTCCAGAAAGAACTTTGTCCAGTATTATTTTTTTATCTTCTGGTTTTAAAACATAGTCTTTGTCATTAAATATTCTATATAATCTTCTTAAATACCCACCTTCATCCATGTTTTTTATTAATTGCTTTCTAAACTTTTCTTGAGTCATCTGTCCTCGTTTAGCTGCAACTTCTGGTAAAGCTTTAAATGCGGCAGAATTTAAAATTCTTTTAGATAAATCATCAATGTTTTGTTTTGCTTCACTATATAACTTACCTAGTTGTGTACCACCTAAACCCAAATCTTCTGGGTCTGCCCCTTCTAGAATGTCCATAAAATTATCGACAAGTTTTCTTTTTTCTAAATCGGGTAAGTTTCTGTATGGTTCGGTTTTTAAAAGTTTCTTAATTTCTTTGTCTATATTTTTTATTCTATTTGTTGCTTGCTTAGTTGCTCCTTCTACAAATGGATTAACTAATGATTTAGCTCTAGCAACAATAGGATCTAAAAAACCTCCATATGTAAGAAGTGAAGCACCATAACCAACAACTTTATCTAAAGAAGTAAGATCGTCTGGTTGCTTTAAAATTTTTTGTTTAGTGTCACCTATCTTTTTACCAGTTGCTTCAACAATCTTTTTTGTAGCGGGGATCGTGCCAAGACTAGCAATGTCAAGAATGTTTGCACTTGAACCCATGCCTTCAAAAGGTCTTATTGCTGCTACTTTAGACACAGTTTTAAAACTTGCACCTACGACAGGTGGTAATACACCAGTTGCTACGGCACCCTCTAATCCTACGGCAAGTTTATTTTTTATCTTTTGAAAAGCTAAGTCTCTTCCTTCTAATCCAATTGGACTAACTGTTTGTGTTGGACCTTGTTCAAAGAAATCACCTAATGTTTGTGTTCCATCTGTTGCTACGATTGCATCTGCTAAACCTGCACCAGCCACTTGCCTTGCAACAAGACCAGCTCTTTGTGATTTAGTTAATGCAGATTTTCTGCCTTTTACAACACTACCATATTTTACACCTAGTTCTCTCGCTTCAATAGGATCTATTTCTTCTCCCGCTTCTTTTCTAGCTTTTTCTTTAGCAAATCTTTTAGCCCCTATCTTTGATTTACCAGTTGCGATTCTAGCCACACGACCTGCTTTACCGATAGCAGATGCAGCACCAACACCAGGAAGACCAAATTGTACAAGAGCTTCAGTAACTTTACCTGCCGCACCCTCTGGATCAATTCCTAAAACATCTTTTGTTTCATCAAACCAATTTTCAACGGCTTCAGTTGCATTTGTTCCTGCCGCCAAATCAACAGCAAGAGTAGGAAGTGTAATTACACCTTCAACAATATTAGCTAAACCAGAGGCAACACCTTCACCCGCCTCTGTAAAAAATCCTTCGTATGTATCTGGATTACTAGAGTCGTTTTGCTGTCCTCTTGCAATAACTTTTTCGGCTTCTTCTTGACCTATGTCGTCAGCAAAGAAATAAGATTTGCCATTTATTATATAATCTGGCATTTTTTACTCTTCTTTATTATATTTTATAAATACTTCTGGATTTAAATCTAGTAAGCTCTGTCCTTTTGATCTATCTGTAAAAATTTTCTGCATTCTATTTGTCTGTTTTGAAAAGTCTATTTTTCCATTATTGACTTTAGCAAATTGTATATCTTGACTTGCAATATACGGAGTTTCAACACCACCAGCTGCTTTAATTGTATCGGCTCTTCTTTCATTGTAAGATACTATAGCATCACCTGCATCTCTTTCATCATAGTCTTCTCTACCATCCCAGTTTAAAATTATACCAGAAGAAGTTTGTCCTTTTTTACCAGCAGTTCCTTGTAAAAATCTCTTATCTGTTATTTTACCAGATAGATTTTTAGTTAGTATATTCTCAATATTTTTTACACCATCTGGGCTTGCTTTGATATTGTCAGGTGTAAGAGGTTTACTAGGATCAATAACAGTTATTTGACCAGCTGCTTGTAATATTTTTAAATCATCAGGCATCATTTTTGAGTATGCCATTTCTATTGATTTATTAAAATCATCACGACTTATATTAAATTTCAATGCTTCAAAATTCATATCGGCAAAAGTTTTGAAAAGACTAATAGTTAGTTTTCTATTTGCAACTTCGTTCTCAACTTCTCTTATGAGTCTTGTTTGTTCTTCTCCAACTTCTGTTTTTAGTATATCTGTAATGGCTGACGCTTTTTGAATTTCTAAAGCTTTTTTAGCGATAGCCTCTGATCTACCATCCTTTAATAAAGTATAAATGGTTTTAGTTGCTTCTTTTTTGTCTTCTCTTAAATCGTCTCTTAAATCGCTAATGTCTTTTCCGTAGCCATCCAAACCAACAGTAAAACCTTTTGCAAAGTTTGTTAATGTATTAGAGCTCTCGCCTGCAGCCATAGCCGCACCAGCTTTCATCATATTCAACCAAAATGCCGCTTCTTTGTCTTCGGCAAATTGATCGTCTAAATCGTCTGGATCTGCAAAACCCATTTGTTTTGCTACCTTCTTTGCATCAGCAATTGTAAATTCTTTACCTTCTTCTCTTAACAACTTCATCAACTTAGCAGATTCTTTGTTGTAAGTTGTTCCTAAAAATTCTTTTTCTTTTAAACTTGCTAAATTATTATTTAACTTATCATAAGCAGCACCAATCATTTTAGATTGTTCTTCTATCCCTCCTTTTATATCACCACCATATAACTCTTCAACAGATACATCTGATTTAGGTGTGTCTTTTGTTTGTTTCTTTTCAAAAGATTCATCATCTTTTTGAGTTTTAGCCCCTAAATTTTTTCCTTCTGGAAAAGCAGTGTTTTCTTCAATTATTTTTTTACTAGCTTCATTAATTAATGCTGGGTTTTGAAGAATGTTAGCATTTTCTTGGGACATATCAGAAATTTGTTGATTGTCGTCATCTACCTGAGTAACTCTATCTCTACTCATCTGACCACCTGTAAGAGTGGAAGCACCAACAGGGTTTATGATAAAATCCATAAAACTAAAATCTGTTGGATTATTTTTTCTTTGTGCTATTCTTCCTTCTACACCACCAACATTATATCCTTTGACTGCACCCATCAATTCTGGTGATGATGCAAGTATACCCATAGGTTGTTTAGGCATACCACCTTGACGAAACATTCTTCTGTTTAAAGGATTATCCACTAACTTCTCCTTGGTACTGGTGAACCACTAAAAAAATTACCAAAGCCTCCAGCTTGTCCCACGGCACCTAAACCTGCGATACCTAAACCTAACAATTGAGAACTAGTGCTTGGACCGGGTGTCGTGGTTTTAGAAAATGTCTGTTGTAGTGCTGGAACACCTCTAAAGATATCAGACATAAAACCAATCTGTTGAAATGGTAGAGCTTGTTCTGCAAGTATATTAGCTCTATTAATATCAAGTTGTTTTTGTCCTTGTTGTTGTTGAAGACCACCAATACCTAAAAGTGTATTAACATCTTGAACACCCATCTGTTGACCTAACTGACCAAGAGCCGCGGTCTGTGATCCAAGACCTGCAACGGTTTGACCTAACTGTCCAGTAAGTTGTGCTTGTCTTAACTGTTGTTGTGCAGCTTGTTGTGCTAAGTTTTGTGCTTGCTGAAAACCAGCCGATCTTAATTGTGCACCAGTTCTTGCTTGTTGATCCATAACATCAGCAGCTATCTGTCCTTGTAATACTGCTTGTCTTGATCCACCAAATGCACCTTGACCCGCGGCACTTGCTTGTGCTTGCAGTTGTTGTTGTGCACCTTTGTCTGCAATGTCTTGTTGAGTTCTTGCAATAACCTCTTCTGTAAAAGGATCCATGAATGGTTGAAAACTAGTTGGATCTATTCCTGCTGCCGCAACCCTTTGTTGTGCAGTTCCTAGTTGTCCGATGCCTTGACCAATGGCTTCTGCTCCTTGTTGCAAGAAAGGTGCAAATGATCCCACCCCTTGAAGTGCTGATGCTATTGCTTTTTGCTGTCCTTCTGACAATCCTTGTAATTGCTGTTTAGCAAAAGGCATCTGTGAACCAGGTCCCGTTAATCCTTTTGCACTAGCAAATATATCTGCTAAAAACTCCTCTTGAAAAGGAGCTAGTCTTACAACTTGTTCTTGTTTTACTTGTTGTTGAGTTGCCATTATGCGGCTCCTTCTAATTGTGACATCATATCATACATTCTAGCAGCACCAATATTTCTATCACCACCACCTGCACCACGAACTGCTTTTGCAGTTAGCACAAATTCACCGTCTGATAATCTAGCGGGTACAGAATCTGATGTCCCTGTCCCTGGACCAGTGACCTCGCCTCCTGCCGCCGCCATAATACCTACATCGTCTTCGTCTTTTTGTCTTTTTCTATTATCTTCAAAGTATTGTTTACGTTCTTCTTCATTGTCTAAATTATACAGTTTATTACCAATTCGTCCATACCCTAATCTAGTTGTGCCTTTTGGATACTCTCTCATTGGTTTTTCTTCTGGTTTTTCTTCGTCACCTAAACCCAACAGACCTAATGCAGTACCACCTAAAGCTATTTTACCCATTGTACTCTCTGGTACCATCTTATCAAAAAAAGAACCAATACCAGTATCTTTGACTGATGATACTGGTGCTTCGGATGCTGCACCTTGGAACATAGCTCGTACAGGAGATTCTGCGGTACTAAATTCAAACCCTTTACCAAAATCTTTACCACCCATTGCATACGTTGTAGCACCAGCAAGAGCAGCATTCTGTAATGCTTCTTCTGCACTTCGGCCTGCTGCAAGAGACCCAATACCTGAGCCTATTGATGCACCAAGAGGTCCACCAAAATACATACCAATAGCACTACCAATCATTGGTGCTGCTTTTTTTAATGATTTAGTGATGTTTCTAAATATACCCATATCTTATAATACCAATTATTTGTTATTTCTACAATCCTATATCCTTGATATCGCACTCGTTGTTACCCTTGTCTTCGATAATTCTTGTATACTCGCAACAACATGCAGTCTATCTGCTGTCGCAGCTTGAACCTTCAGCACTTCACCACTTTGCAGTATTAAATCTTTTGTTAACAATTCGATTGTAGTATTAGCTCCTACTGCTTTGACGTTAAATAAAACAAATGTATCACTACCACTAACAAGTTGTACTGTAATTGTATCAGCGTTACCGCTATCTTCTGCTACTAAAATAGAATTAACTATCGCTGCATTGAAATCGGCATCACTAGGAACTGTAAACAAAGTTGTAAGATTGGTTGTGGTAAGATCTAACTTTGCGTTTGTAACACCTTGAATATACTGAGGAATACTAGTGATTAACATTAACGTCTACCATCCTCTCTAATATCCACACGGGGAGTGCCCAACTTATACTTAGTTCCCAGCGATGTGGAATCAATTCTTAATGCAAAAGATCTGCCTCGTAAACGATAATTTAGTTTTTCAGTAAACTGTTCTACTGGACTAGTTGCAGATCGTTGTGCTGTATTAGATGTTGACTCATTAAAATTAGCACCA